ATCTAATGTTAAACTTTTTGTGCTTAAATTTGGTGCCGCGGTAGGGATTGCGTTTATTGTAAATGTTTGATTATTATCTGTGTCAGTTTGTGCTGTTATATCTGGAGTACCTGCGGCGGCGACACTTAGATTATAGTTGCCAGTTGATTCACCACCATAGTTATGATCCAATGTAGCACCAATACTGCCTGGAGCTGAACCGTCTTCGGTTACGTTGTTAGTATCACCATCATTCCAAGTATATACATAACTATCAGCATTTTGTGATGTATTAGTTGCTCTTACTAGTGCTCTATTGTTACTGTCAAGATCAGTAAAGTCATACAAATCATATTGGTTATCACCACTAGCACCACTTACTGTTACCGCAGTTGCCGCAATGTTACAACGCACATCGGGCTCTACGTGTATAGTAAAGTTTGAACTAATAAACGGACTACTTGAATGACTGCTTGTTACTCGTAAGTTACCAGTAAAATCTACATCGGTACCAGCTGCTTGTTGACCTCCACTCAATGCAAATGTATGTGCTAAAGTATTACCTGTATCACCTGAACCACCTGCACCTACGTTTACTGTAGTGTTTGCTGTACCATCACCCCAAGTATAAACATATTGCTGTCCATATGTAGCAAAACTACCAATGGTATTTTCCGTACTGTTTGCAAATGTTATTGGTAATCCACTTGTGCCTTCTTGGTTTATGCCTGTTACAGCACTTGGTGTCACTGTTGGTGTATGTGTATCGTAAATCTTATGAGCAGTTTGATTAAACATAGGTATTACTGCTGGATCGGCAGTATTATGTGCATTTAATGTTAATCGTACAGTTCTAGTTTGTTCTTGTTCTGTACTTGCTGTAAATGTATGAGCAAGTCTAGCACCAGCACTACCACCTGCGGCACTGTCACTTGTAATAACATTGTCACTTTCACTATCGCCCCAATCCCAAGTATATTGTATTGTTGCACCACCAATATTTGTCGTGTTATTATCAAAATAAATTGTTGCGCCGTCATTCCAATATGTAATTGGACTGCCACCTGCGGAGGCGGCGTATGCGGCAAAAGTTATAACTGGGTTGGATGTGTAAATTATAATGTAGTCTGTTCTTGTAGAACTTGCTTCACTACCTGCACCTGCTCCACCATTATTATAAGCACGAACTGTTACAGTAAATGGTGAGCCAGAGTTTGTAGCATAGGTATGTGTTGGTGTAGAGTCTGTTGTGTTATTTGTACTATTGCCATCACCCCAAGTAATATCATATCTATTAGGATTACCAACAGTAGTAATAGTTAAAGTTACTACTAAACCAGCACCACCAGAAGTAACGTTTGCAACAAATGACGTTGATTTAACAAATTTATCATTACGAATATTTTCTGTAACTTCATTTAAATCATCAATAGCGTCTGTTACATAAGTGGTTGTAATCCAATTTTGCAATGCACCATTAACAGTTAAACTGGTATCTGTTGGAGTTGCTAAAGTAATAGACATACCTGTAGAGCCGCCAACTTGTGAATCTACATATGTTTTATTTGCGGCATCTGTTCCTGCTGTTGGAGTGGCAACACTAGTAATTTTTTTACTTGAAACATCAATAGTGCCTGTACCATTAGCATTTAATACTAAATTACCATTAGTGTTTGTTGTTGTAATAGTGTTTGTATCTAATTCAATATTACCAATTTCAGCATCACCTGCTACTTCTAAAGAAAATCCTGGAGTTGCTGTACCAATACCAATACGTGAATTATTAACATCTATGTAGAGTAAATTTGTTTCAAACGCCAAATCAGAACTCTGTCTGAGTAGGTTTGCTTGCAACATTGGCCCTGAGACACGACCTATAGCCATACTATTCTCCGATTATAATACTTTATAGTATTTATATTAGGTTAAAGTATTAAACGGTATCAAATCCGCTCAATGCTACTATTTTATGTGCGTTGGGAGGAGGTGAGGTAAATGTAACTGTAGTTCCTGATATAGTATATGCTACATCTGCTTCTTGAAAAACATTGTTAATAAAAATTAAAACATTATTCTCATCAGCAACACCAGCACTTAACATGTTAAATGCTGTTAATACATTATTACCAGTTGCTGTATCTTTAGTAATAGTTGAAGTACCCGGTACACGAACAGTTTTCCATGCGCCGCCAACATATGCTTCCAATCCATTGGTAGTAGAATTATATCTAATTGTACCATTAATTAAAATAGGAGCTGCAGGTCGTTGAGCAGTTGTGCCTGTAGGCACAACCATACCTTTAGTGTCCCCTAATCTAAAAGTAGAATGTGGAAAGTATTCTGGTCTAGTGCTATCAAAAGGCATCTTATAAACTCATGTAATTAACAAATATGTTTACTGGAACTGTAGCAGGGGAACCTGACCAGGTTCCAGATGAATTAGATGTGGCGTCTAAATCAATATAAAACTTATCACCATTAGCAAGTAGCCATTTGTTTGCTACCATACCTGAAACAGTATTTACATGTATACTAGATCCAGGTAAAATTGGCACTGTAAGAGCACCACCACCACCTGAATTAAATAATACATTATTAACTGTCACACTATCACCACTAGGTACTAGGTTTAGTTTCCAATGGAAATGTGAATCTGCATGAGGGTCTGTATTAAATATTATTATATCTGTTACTGCAACAGATCCAGATGCGGTAAAAATTGCTGTTGAGTTTGCGTTTACTATGTTTGTTGTTGTGACTGCCATATTTTATCCACCAAATACTAAAGAAAAAGCAATTGCTTTGCTTTTACTTATCATTTCTCCACTTGTTGTGTTATTAACGAAATACAATCCAGTACCTCCACCACTAGGTGTTTTAGAATAAACTTTATTCGTGCCTGCGGTGGCACTTGGATTACTACCTTGATCAGTAAAATCTAATTGCACACTAACATTGGCCGCTTTCCCTAATGTAATTTCACCAGTACCATTAGGAGTAATAGTTACATCACCATTAGTATTAGTTGATGTAATATCATTACCATTTACTCTAATATTATCTACATCTAACAAACCTGTAATAGCAACTGCACCTGTTCCAACAGTAAATGTAAAAGCAGAATTACCAGCAAAAGCATTAGAGTTGTTATACTGTACTTGAGTACTAGAACCACCGGCGGCTCCACCAACAGCTGCATCAGCATATGCTTTAATACTTTGTTGTGTTGCTAATGCGGTAGCACTATTACTTGCCATATTATCTTCATCTAATATTGCTGTAACAGTAACTGCACCCATTGTTATGCCACCTGATGTGGTAACTGATAATGTTTCTAATGCCGCTAAACTAGCGCCTACTTTTAAATTAAATTTATCAGTTGCTTCGTTCCAAATAACTAATGCATTATCAACTGAGCCGCGCTCAATTTCAATACCAGCAGTTCCTGCTGTAACACCTGCACCAGATTCATCTTTATTCAAAACAATAACATTATCTGTTATAGCTGTGTTAGTAGTTGTGATAGTAGTGGTTGTGCCAGTAACTGCTAAATTGCCAGTAACTGTAACATCAGATGCTGTTAATTTAATATCATTTGTGCCAGCATCAATAGTATAATCACCACTTGTCGTAAGGTTTCTAGCCATATTTCGTTATTTCCAATGTTACATTATTTATACAAATTTTAGATAGAAAAGGGGCCATATGGCCCCTCTTCAAAAACACTAACTTTATAAAGTTAAAGTTTATAATGCTTATGCATCTTCTGTAAAATCGTCATCATCAACACCAACCAGAACATCATCATCGCCCGCTTCTTCCATGCGTACTATGCCTGAAGAGGCAGCTGAACCCATTTGCCATTGGACGGATGTTCCGTCTAATGCGTTAGATCCTGTTGCACTTGGTTGTGCTAACGTAACTTTACGTGCGGTAATTTTAGATACCCCGTAAGTTTCTGAATCAGCGCCGAGTACGGTGATTGACATTTCACCAGATGCTAATGCGGCTGGTAGTTTGCCAGTTGCTAATGTACAAGTGTGCTCAACGTCTGGGGTTCCGATTTCAGCAACAACAAATCTCTTTGTAGCTTTTTGCTTAATAATAGTACCTTCTTTCACGCCTGCACCTGAATTGAAGTTTACTTTGATTTCATTAGCGCCAGCGGTTGCACCTCCAGCAGCTGTAGTGAACAACTTTTTGTTTAGTGGTCTTCCCATTTGGTTTCTCCTTTATAGGCTATGCCCGTTCTATGGACTACGGAGATGGTGTTCTCCATAAACGTAGTGTATTACTACGCATTTGTATTTATCCAAGAAAAAACCACCCAAAGTGGGTGGTTTCTTCGTCAAATAAGTTAATAACTTATACGAATGAGAGATTCGACATTGCAATGCTCTCGAGGTAGTCAGCTGCATTACCTAAGGATGATGCAGTATTTGTTAGGGCAACATAACCATAACGTGTCATGAAACCTACTACTGGTTCGAAAGTTGCTGGGTCTAGTACTGTACCGGAACTCATTAGTGGAATATATGGGCAATAAAATGCGGCGGCATCTGCCTCGCTTGAACCCTTATAGCCTACTAGTGTTGCACCAGCATCGCCTAGATATGTATCTACATAAATCTTCATTGCGCCATTCAATGTACCAACCATCTTCTGATTAACTGGTGCTTCGAATGAACCTTCTGTTGTACGTGCAAATGCACTTGTTGATGCGCTTTGTAGCACTGTTAGTGCAGCTGGTGAAACAACTGCCCAGTTACCTGCGCCTCGACGTGTGCGTTGTGCAATACGGTTAGCTGCGCGGTTAATAGCAACTGCTAATGCGGCATGCTCATCACCAACATATGTTGCTGTACCTGATACAGCGGCTTGGTCATATGCTTGTGGAGCAGTACTTGCAATACCACGAAGTGAACCAAGAATCTCTTGGTCAATTTCTGCAGTAATTTCTTGTGCTAATGCACTCATAATTTCTGCTTCCATATCGATACCGTGCATTGCATTTGCGTCCTGTGCAGACTCAAAAGTCCAGCGAGCGGATAGCTTTCTGGTTTTTGCTTCTACAGGTTGCTTTAAGATTTGAATGCTTAGACGGTTACCTGCGTTACCTTCTAGTGCTGATGTAGCTGCGCCTAAACCTGGCCCAGTGGCATCACCTGAATAGGATTGGCCAATCTGGAATGGGGATAGTGCTTCGTCACCGGCTGTTACGTCATTTGAGTTGTCTGATGAATTTACTCCATCTGCATAACGTACTCTCAATGTATGAATTTGTCCTACTGGACCTGCCATTGGTTGTACACCAACGATATCGTTAGCGATTACTGATGGCATTACACGGCGGATTACTGGCAAAATTACACGGTTTAGTGTAGCAACATTACCTGAAGCAGTCGCGCCGGCTGTAGCAGCTTCTGAGAGATACTGCTTTGTATTCTCTAGAACGGCTGCCATTGTACTACGTTGGGTGCCTTCGAGGCCTTCACATAAAGCTTCTTTGGTTTCTTCCCAACGTTCTGTTAATAGTTCTGACATTTGTGTCTCCTAAACTCTTTAATTAAATTAATTTAATCCCGCCAACTTCTTGATATCAATAATGTTTGAAGTGGTGATGTCGTTCTCTGGTTGAGTTGTTTGTTTGATTTCACGATCACCGGTAACTTCTTTCTTTACTGACTCAGTTAGTTTGCGTTTTATACCACTACCATCGCCATTAATAACTGCGGGCAGGTACTTGTCAAAAGATACTTTAAGTTTTTCAGTTTGAACTGATTCAAGTAAACTTTCCATAATTTCTTTCTTATCCTTAGCCAATGGGTTAAGCATTTCTGAAAGAGTTTCTTTCCTGTTTGCTTGATCATTAATAATTCTGATCTCACTCTCTTTTGCTTCTACAAGCGCATCTTTTTCTGTTACTTCTTTACTTGCTTCCGCAAGTTCGTTTTCCTTATCGGAAAGTTGCTTCATAAGCTTTGCTACATTAGTATTCTCATTCATATATGAATTTGAATATTCGGCGGCAAATGCTTCAAATAGCTGACGTCCAAAGTTGTTCTCACGAGCACTTTGGATATCTTCTTTTAATTGTGACATCTCACCTTTAATAGTTTTGGTGACAGTCTCTTCAACCATCTTAGCACCACGCTCAATAAATGTCTTCTTAAGTTCTGCTAGTCTTGCTTTCGCTTCAGATACTAACTTAACTTTTGTATCAATTACGTCTTGTTTGTCTTCATTGAATTCGACAATTTCTTCGCTTAATGCCTTGATTACGAAATCCTCTAACTTACCAAATGCTTCAGTTTGCGAACCTCTGTCTGTGCGAAACTCTTGCATTTCATTTGTTAAATTTTTTGTTACGAATGTGTTAAGCATATCGGCATGCTCTGTAATTGCTGTCTTATATGCAACTCGCTCAACAACTACTGCTTGCTTGTCCTCAACAAATTCTTGGATTTCTTGTTTTAGAGAATCTGTAACCATTGTATCTAGGGCTTCGACAATTGCTTCCTTATCGTGTTCATAACGCTGTGCAAACTCTTCACGGAGTTCCGCTTTGTTTTGCTCAGCAGCTTCTGTCAACTTGGTGTCCCAAGCCTCCTGAAGTTCATCTCTTGCTTCTTCTGAGATTAGGTTATTGTCGATAAGTGGTTTGAATACCTCTATCATAATGCTCTCCTAAATTTTTAGGTCCTTTATGAGACGCAAAATCCCTTCTTTGAGATACTTCTGCGCCTTTTGATTCTCACGTACTTCAGCTGCTACTCCTAACAATTGCTGACCACCTCTCATATTGAGAAGGCCTTCATAAATTGCTGTTGGATATGCATCTGGAGCACTTGGTTGTGCCACGATGTCAATCGTGACTATTTCAAATTCTGAAACGTCCCCACTGGCTTCCTTTACATTACCGGAACCCCTTGAGGATACTCCTAATTTAACACCTGACTCTAGCATTGTTTTGACTAAATTACCCATTGGTGTTGGAAGAACTTTAAGTTTTCCATAGCCATTGGGTCCGTCCATCCACATTTCTGTAACCATGTGGGAAACACGATCTAAATTAACTTTAAGATCGTCTGGATGGTCAACCTCACCTAATACGGACATGCCTTGATTGATTTGTTCATTTAATGTTGTTACGGCTTCTTGTATTTCATTGACTGGATATACTCGTTTATTTGCATTCTTTACACCACCTTGAATACAAATACCCTTCATATATAAATCCTTGCCGTCTGCATCAGTCTCGGTAACCATACGTGCTTGGTCAAATGTCAAGTGTTCTTTTAGATAAGTCATCTTTATCCGTTATACCCCGTTTTCAAGGTCGGCTTTTGTATCCATACCACCCTTGTTAACGCTTGGTGCGGCACCATCTGTACCCGTATCGCCTTGATTCAAGTTACCAGCACTGGCTTTGCTTGGATCCATTGCGCCACGGTCATGGCTCATTGCTGTACCATCTGAGTTACCGCCTGTTACTGCGCCAACTTTTTCTACGTACTCACGGACAACTTCTTCTTTTTCTTCTGATTCGTCTTCAGCTTTGGCTTCTTCTACTGGCTCTTCATCAGTTTCAACGGATTCAAATTCTAAATCTTCTTCCGGTGCAACTTCTTCTTCACCAACATCGCCACCAACTTCTGCCATCAACTTGTCAAATTCTGCTTGTAATTCATCAAAAGCAGATTCTAGATCACTTAATCTTTCATCTGTTTCTTCTTCGTCGGATTCTTCGCCGCCTTCTTCATCGGCTTCCATATCCATAACGTCTTCAAGTTCATCACCAGCGTCTTCTAGTGACATACCTTCTTCGTCGCTTTCAATATCGTCAACAAAATCATCAACTTCGTTGTTGGAAATTTCTTCATCTACTTCTTCAATTTCCTCTTCGATAGCTTCAAGATCTTGCTCATCAATCAAGCCTTCATAAATCTCACGAGACTTATCCACAATAATTTCATGGAAAAGCTCTTTAGCTTTATCTTGCTCTTCGTTGATGATATAATCAAGCAACTGTTCAAATTTATTACTCATAGCGAAATCACTCCTTTTTATTTCATAAAGGTACAAATTACAAATATATAATTATATTTAATTATAATTTGCTAATATACTCGATAATGGGGGTAAAATGAGCGAAAAGGCTACATCTGTGGGATTTCTGCAGGAGCAGGTGCATATTGTATTGCACAAGCTTCTTCATCTTTTATTTTTTCAGAAGCACGTAATTCTTGCATACGCCGAATCTTATTAATTTGTTTCAATGTTAAACGAGTTTTTCGTGTATCATCTTTTTTCATTACAGTTTGATCAGCAGAAGGATCATAACGTGAATGTTTATCATCCTCGTCATGTTGTTTCATTTTAATGTCTGCAAATATCTCTAGTAAAAACATAGTAGTATTTATTAAACTGGTGCTGGTTCTGCAGGTGGTGCCTCAGGTGCCATACCTGTTTCATCTGCCATACCCATGTCACCTTCCATACCTTCTTCCGTAGGAAGCTCAGGCATTTCTGCCATTCCCATATCACTTTCTAAACCACCTGGAGTAATACCAATACTTCTCATATCAGCACCTTCAACACTTGCAGTAGCTGTATTTCCAGTTTCTTCTTGCCACATTCTAGAATTTTCTAATAATTCGTCTTCAGTTAATCCTAGATAACGCGTCATCATAAAACGTTTACTCAAGTAAGGTAATCCTTCTAATTGTGTAAATGCCGCAATCTTTGTGTTGTCCAACTCTGCTTGTCTGTATGAAGCAAAGTTTTGTGGCTCATTAAACTTAATTTCAAAAATACTACTGTCAATATTGATGCCACGTGTTTTTATGAATAACTTAAACTCATCATCAATAACTGAAGCAATAATTTGTTGTAATCTCTTACAATACTCATTGAATCTGTATTCTTGTATTAGTGCTGTACCTACTCTACCATCTGAAAAAGCTGCTACACCTTCATCAGGACCTGTTGGTAAGTAACTACTTGGGATACGTAATGCTCTATACATTTTATTAGTAAAGAATTTTAAATCATCAATTTGACCTAAGTTCTCACCACCTGGCAATGTTTCAACTTTACTACCACGACCTTCACCTGTTTGTGGAAAGAAATAATCTTCCATAATAGATAATGGATTGTAAGTTGCATCCATCATTTTACTACCGCCACCAGTTGTAGTAGGAATTCTACGTTGGTGTATTTCATTTTTAACACGCTCTACAAAACCCATAGCCATATGAGAAGGCATATTACCTACGTCAATATAAAATACTCTACGTTCTGGTGCTCGTTGTACTCTGTATATAATAATTGCATCTTCAAGCAATTCTTTTTGTTTGTATGTTTTAAAAATATTTTCTAAAATACTATTACCAAATGGCCAACTACCATCCATTTCTTCTGTCATACTAATATGGATAATATGTCGTGAATCTACAGCAATAGATTTTTTACCATAACTGTATTTTCCAGGATCAGCAATTTCCTGTTGATTTTGTGTTCCTGTCCGACTCATAAGGTTGGGAATGGTACTACCAGTTGTATCTTTTTCAGTAACTGCTAAACTTTCAAAATTAACTGCTAGATCTCGAACTGTATATTGTTCAATTTCTCTACCAGCACTTTCATCAACAACAATTTTTTCTACTTTAGCACTGTCTACAAAATGCCACTTTTGTGTTTCTGGATCTCTAATAAAAATTTGATCACCATATTTTAATACATTGCGAAATAATTTAAATATTTTACGTTCAAACCCTTGCAAGTTATACCAGTGTCGTAACTGTGTTTGTAAAAGTTCCACCTCAGTCTCTGTAGCATCTTCATGATACTGTATTTGAAACGCAATACCTGATTCAGTGTTCGATTGAGTGCAAAACTCAGCAAGAATATCTAGTGCTGAATTAACCTCACTATCTTGATCCATACCATCATATTGAATATATCGTTCTATACGGTTAGGGTGTCCTGAATATACTTCAGGTAATACTGAACTGTAGTTTTTAAAACCTACATCTGGTACACCATTACGTAATTGAACTACGTTATTTGGCTGTGTAAAATATTTCTTCCAAGTCATTATAATTATTCTCTACTACTATTTATTGAATTAACACGTTGTTTATAATCATTTTGGTTATTGATGGCCGGTCCCTTTATCTTTTTCTAGTATTGCGCCGGAATTTCCATTTCTGGCCGGCTTGGTTATTTTCTCTGCTATTATTGAATTTGTTTCAGCAATGCTTTTAGTACTCGCATCCAATGTTCCCTCATTAATAGCTTTCGCAATGGCTTCGGCTAAACCTCTATACTTCTCGCTGTCTTTTTCGTCTTGTTCGGCTCTTATTTTTTTAGCCGCCTCTTGATATGCTTTCGTGAGTGATGCTTCGTCTATTTTCGTTAGTCCAGGACGGTCCGTCAACTGTTCGGTATACCGAGCAGTTGCTTGATCCATACCAATGCCTTGGCCACGTGCAGTTACTCCAATTTTCACTCGGTTCATTTGAGCATTAAATTGTTCAGTTGCTTTAGCTTTTGCCTGAGGAGTCCATTCGTTCGGCCCAAGTCTGTTTTCTTCAGACTGCATCCAATCATCCCGCTTCTTTTTGACGTAATCTTTTTCACCAAGAGCCGTGCCTCCTGCTTTACCTAACATGGACATGGCTAACTTATTCACCCTTTGTTCAGTAGCGGTCTGGGCACGGAATTGAGATTCTTGGTTTATATTAAGTTCTTCTCGTCGTGCGGCTACTGCTTTTTTCTCGTTCTCTGTAAGTTCTCTACCAAGTGATTTATTTTGATCAACTATTAATCTAGCTACAAGTTTATATGACGCGTCACCACCTGCTTTCATCGTCTCGGTTTGTCGGGCATCAAGTTGTGCTACTGGCGCGCCTTTATTTTCAGCACCCCATGCACCTTGATATCCTGGGATGCCACCAGCCAGGGCGTTTCCACCCATCATAGCTCCAGTCATAGCAGGAACTCCATATTCAACTACACTGGATTGAATAAACTGTTGCAAGTGTTGTAAAGAAGTAGTCATTTTTAATGCTTCTTGTGTAAATGCACTACCTACTGATCCAATTTCTTCTCCTACTGCATTTGCTTGTTCTGGTGTGAGAATCTTACCACTAATTTGGTTACTCATTGCTATCATCGAATCTGTCAATGACTGTCTTGCACCAGTCTCTTTTTCCATCGCATCTATAATTGCGTCATTTCTAAGACGAGTTGTTTCTATTGGACTGAATAGATTTTGAAACGCTTTTCCAATATTGTCACCTGCTAATACAAGTGGTGCCAATAGATCCGCAGTTTCTTCAGCTGCGGCGCCTAACCTATCTTGGAATTTTGTTGATATACCTGCTATCTCTTTACCCGATCCAGCATTTCGCATTTCTGCCGCCATGTCAGCAGCTGCCTTACCCATCGGTGTTGCTAACAACTTACGTGCTTCATCGCCTGCTGGTACTACACCTGCCAATGATGCTTTAAATACTTCTTGTGCCGCTGGACCACCTAATTCACCAATACGTGACATAGCCGCATCCATAGCCTGAATTTCATCAGCAGATTTACCACGCATTGCAGCTCTATATTGTGCGTCAGCAGCTCGGCTTTTTTGCTCTTGTGCTAACGATTCTCTACTCTTGCCAGTTAATTTAGATAATTGATCTAAATTACTAATATAATCAGCGGTAACTTCTGCTTGTGATTGATCATCCATTCTTTTCATTTGAGCCGCTAGTGCTGAATTTCCCATCATGTCACCAATTAAACCAGCAGATTCATCAGCAGTGATACCCATAGACTCTAATGATTCTTTAAAAGATCTACCAGAATCATGATAAAATCTATCAGTACTTTGCAATGTTGATTGCAATGTCATCATAGCGTCTGCACCGGCACTGGACATACCACCAAAAACTGCTAACGATTGAGCATTGGCAGCCAAATGTTTATTAATTTGTGGTAATGTCAACATAGTTGCGGCTTGCATTTCACGCACATTTTCCATTGAACCACCTAGAGCCATACCTGTTTTAGTTAATTCTCTCCATGACCCCATCGTCTCAGAAACATACGCCGAAGTACCTGAAACCAAAGAACCCATGAGTTTAACAGCGCCACCAGTAACGCCCAACATTTTACCAGACATTCCAAGGTGCTTCATGAATCCTGTTAGTTTACCAGCTGCAAAACCCAAACCAGCACCCATTGCCGCACCTGCGCCTCCCACATCGTCTACACCACCTTTCATAGCAGTACTCATTGAACTCATTAACCCTTTACCAACAGTTGCTAATGTCGCTGATGCGCCTGCATATGCGGCTGCCATATCTGTAGAGGCAGTTTCAACTTCCCTCGACGAGGAAACTACTGTACCGCCGGCTCTTTTAAAATCGCCTGCCATGTCACCTACAGCACTAGACGCCATGTTAGCTGCTCTTCCGACATTTCGTAATCCTGACGAAGCGGTACTCGCAGACCCACTGACGCCTGCAAATAGTGAATCAATACTTCGTTTTGTTTCTCTTAAAATTGCATCATCTGCCATAATAATATGTGTACTTTATGTGTTTGGGTAAATATCGTATAATATGTTATTATTTATACATTGAATTTTGAGGGTTTCGAATGAGTACAGACAGCGTTTTATCACAATACTATAGGCAACCAGAGATATACATTACATTACCAAGTGGTGGTCAATTTTATCCAGAAGGTACATTAGAAATAACTGCAACAGGAGAGATTCCTATATATCCTATGACAGCAAAAGATGATATTATAGTAAAAACACCTGATGCTTTAATTTCTGGTGAGGCAGTTGCACAAGTTATATCAAGTTGCGTTCCAAGTATTAAAGATCCATGGGCAATGCCAGCATCTGATATAGATTATATTTTAATAGCAATTCGCATCGCTTCTTATGGTAATGAGATGGATATGGACTTAACTTGCGTTAATGACGAATGTTTACATGAATTCAAAATGGCAGTAGGATTAAGTGATTATGTTGAAAAATTAGGTAGTGTTGAATTCAACAATGACCAGACTACTGTGGAATATGGAGAAGTTAAAGTTCACATAAAACCACTATCATATTTAGATACATCATTAATGCAACGTAGAACATTTGAAGAACAACAAGCAATTAATGTTGCGGCAAATATTGAGTTACCTAAAGAAGAACGTGAATCATTATATAATGATATTCTTAGAAATATGACTGATATAAACATGGTTTCCATAACATCAGGTGTTCAAGGTATAGAATTACCATCTGGTGAAGTAGTAGTCGACAAAGAAGAAATTGTAAATTTTGTTAATAATTCAAGTGTAAAATTATTTAGAAAAATAACAACTTGCTTAGAAGATATAAGAGCAAAAACAGAGTTACCAAATGTTACTGCAGAATGTCCTGAATGCAAAAATACAATAGATATTCCTTTAATATTTGATTATGCAAATTTTTTCGCATAAGGCTCCTCTCGTTAGACTATGAGAATGTAGTTCAATTAATTGATGACTACGAAAAAGAAGTAGGGGCCATAAAAAAAGAAATACTCAAATTATCTTGGTATATGAGAGGTGGTGTATCATTAAATGAAATGTATAATACATCTTACAAAGATCGAAAAATTATATCTGATATTATTGAAGATAATTTAAAAACAACAAAAGAAAGTGGATTACCTTTTTACTAAAACATACTTGCTTTACTTTTGCTCCGGTAGGCTAAATATTAATACTACACCCGTAGTAAAACCCCGCAGTAAAATCCCCACAATAATTCTAATCATAGGAGGTAATAAATGACTAACGATATTATTGAACAAAATAAAATCATCGACGCTTTATACGATTGGATCAATAACTTTGTAGCAAAGAAGCACAAAGAGTTTGGTAATTTGCCAGCATGTCCTTATGCTAAGGCAGCTGTAAGAGACAATACAATGAGAGTTGAAATTGTTTATGACGATTTACTCAATCAATTAAAAGAGTTTGGTGATACTTGGACAGATGAAGGTGTTGAAATTCTAGCAGTAATTACACCTACAGAGAGATACTCCGCTGAGGAGTTTACAAAGATTTCAGATGAAATCAACGATTACTTAATGCCTATGAATTTAGTAGCATTAGATGATCATCCTCACAACGTTGAAACGCACGAAGGTTTAGAATTAAACTTCGGCAAAGCGGCTTTGTTTCTAGTGGCAAGGCTGGATGTTTTAAATTCCGCATCACTAGCACTCGCAAAAAATACAAACTATTATGAAAGTTGGACAAAAGAACATTTAAGTTGGGTCACCATGTGGCGCTTCGAATCTACTCCAGAAGAATTTAAAAAATATATTGATTAAATCTCAGTATACGCTTTAAAACTCCGTATTTTACTATCCCGTTGACAAAGTAGTGTATACTCTTCCACGTCGGTACTCCATTCCATTCCGTTAAACCATTGAAAACCGTCGAATTTGGATTTGTATATGCTACTTTGCTCATACCCAGGACCAGTATACAAATAACTTAATCCCAAATCCTTTGCCCAAGCAATCTCATGTTCTAATGTAAGAGTTCCTAAATGCAATTCAGGTTGATGATAATTCCATATAAAAAAGTTTGTTTCTAATATGTCATGATCAGCAAATGGAAATGGTGGATTATAATGAAGTATTTTAGTTATTGCTACTATACTACCTTTATGATAATATAAACAATATCTAAAACGTTTGTGATCTACGTTAGCACTATGTATATTTTTATAATTATTATGATGTATATATTTTGTTAAGATTTTTTGAAACATACTTGGCATTTCTTTTATATTTGAATGCCATGCTAAACCTAATTTCCAATCTAACTTATTATAATTTGTTTCTGATAATTTAACTCGTGTATTACGCGACATATACCATTCTTCTTTCCCATTCACAATATCCAAAGCAAAACCTTTTTCAAGTGCTAGATATTCCTCCCGTGGATCTACGTTGCGTAAACTTATTTGATTTATTATTACGTTTCGAGTTTCTTGTTTACCAAAATGTGTATTGTAAGTATATTGCATAGTTGAACTACGTTCAACTGGTTCTTCATTACATTCGAACCTTGAACGTTTAGTAATATTTATTTGTATACTTTTTCCCGAAGTTTTATTCACACTTCTCCTGGTGAGGAGAAGCATGAGTACTTTTTCCATCGTTTAACTCATTATATACTATTGAGGATTGTGTTAACACGGAGGCGGTTATCCTGTACCCCCTACCTCAGACTTCTGACTTTCGTCACAGCGGGACTACCTTAATGCTATAGTATCAACATTAAAATAGTTGTGGTTTCTTTTTCTTGTATCCACATCTTTT